GTTAAAAAGGCAATAAAGCCAGAAGCAAAGCCGCAAATCACGAGCTGCTGATGCGGCCTTGGGAGGCGAAAAGATGATGGAAGAACTGAAAGCACAGGAATCGGAGGCACTGGACATACTCGAAGCCATGCTGGACGTGTGTGATCTGGATAACCCCGGCCCGATGTTTGCCGGGCAGCACGTTCGCGGTGGTATCTGCAAGGTTATGGATGACGATGCCGCAAAGCTCCGCCAGTACATAGCCGCCCGCCGCGCCGCCCCGGAAAACAAGGCACTGACGCTCGACGAGCTGCGGGGGATGGACGGGGAACCGGTGTGGGTCGGAGAAAAGGACCAACGTAGCCACATCGGCAAATGTGGACTTATAGATGTGCTTGGGAAACGTATCGTATTTAATCGTAGCACTTACGTGTCAATCAGAGCAGTTGCCGGGAAACGCGTCTTCGCCCGCCGCCCGGAGGACGCGACAGAAGGGACGTGAAAAACCAATGTTTGTGTTCAACGCCCGGAAGTTCCGCAAGCTCGCCGACCGTAACGTTCGCCGGGCTGCTGAGCTCGACGTGCTATATGACCAGATCAGACTTGCGCGTGAGGCGCTGGACGGGTACATCACCTGGGAGCAGGCCCATCCTCCGGAGGCCGCACCATGACCGCCGTCTGCACCGTCTGCGGCCGACAGTGGAATATCAGCATTCGGCAGGACCCGCGAGGGTACGTTTGCCCGGACTGCGCCACAAGACGAGAAATGATAAAAGCAAAAATTTTGAAAGGAGAGAAGCTGATGAATAAATCCGAAATCCTCGCCGGCCTCAAGGACCTTGTAGAGGACCGAGAGAGTTTTATCGAACCGGATGACCCGGACAGCATTCGTACAGGACAAAGCATTGTGAACATCAAAGAAGAAAAAGTTTGGGCAAGCGATGAAGAGAACGATTATTACCCATTTGATGAATATGGCGCGTGGCTCGCCTACGCCCGCAAGCCGGAAAGAAGCGCGCTGTGACCGACAATTCCGGCAAGATTATCCTTGACCTCTGCGGCGGGACCGGAGCATGGAGCCGCCCATATAAAGAAGCCGGATACGACGTTAGGCTGGTAACTCTGCCGGATAACGATGTGCTTACATATGAGCCGCCGACCGGTGTTTATGGGATTCTTGCCGCGCCGCCTTGTACGGAATTCAGCGTTGCCAAAAATGGAAGCAAAAGAAAACGCGATCTTGCCTTGGGCATGGAGACAGTACGGGCCTGCCTTGAAATTATCTGGAAATGCCAAATATACGGCAAGTTGACCTTTTGGGCAATGGAAAATCCTCGCGGGTTGCTGCGCCGCTTCATGGGAAAACCGGTAATAACTTTCGACCCGTGGCAATACGGCGACGGGTGGACGAAAAAAACGGACCTGTGGGGGTATTTTACTCCACCGAAGCCTATCGTCACCGTGCAGCCGGTTGGATTAACACGTCGCTATGCCAATGGAAAGAGTAACGCGTTTTGCTGGACAACCTGCTACGACAGAGTGCCGGACTGGTACGACGGGCCAAAACTGGACAGGGCCGGACGCAGAGCCATTACCCCGCCAGGATTTGCAAAAGCATTTTATGAGGCAAATAAATGAAAGGAAGTGAACACCCGTGATTACATATCGCATCAACTGTCACGAAGCAGACGCCTATTTTTGGGCTTGCCGCGTGAACCGTGAAAAGCCAACCTGGGCCGGTTTGGTCGCCTATGTAAGAGCGTGCCGAAATGTATGATCCGTGTAAGTACTGCCCAGGTGAGCCGCACAAAAGCATCTGCCGGCACAACTGCAAAACATACAAGGCCGCGGTTCGGGAAGATACCCGCAAAGGTCTGATTGAGTACGGACGGAGCGTTCATGACCGGCTCGTCAGGGCACAAAAATAGCCGCTTTCCTGCGGGAACAGGAAAAGCGGCGATAAGGAAATAATACGTTACCGCCATTATACGGCGGAGAGGGAGAAAAGTCAAATGAAACCTCTTACGGCTGATGAAGCCGACTTTGCTTCAGAACACCATGAATTAATCATTCATTTCCTCAGTTCTCGTCATTTGTCAGAAGTCGATTTCTACGATATCGCCGCGCTTGGGTTTATGCGTGCAGTGAAAAAGTGGTTTGAACGGCCAGAGTTGCACAGATATGCCTTTTCAACAATTGCGTGGCGCGCAATGTCTTGCAATGTGTGGTCTTCGCAACGGACGTACAAGAAGCATCCGACGATCAGCCTTGATAATTTGCTTTTAGGAAAAGACGATCTGACTCTTGCTGATGCTATCCCTGATCCGGCGATGTCACTTGATGACCTGATTTGCATTCGTGAAACGATAGCAGAGTATTTCGCTTCTCGGGGCAGTGCTAAAAGAAAGAAAATCGCAAGCATTTGGGATTTTGAAAGAAGGGCGTGTCAATGACAGACAAAGAAATCATTGCCCGGCAGGCTGCCGAGATCATCGAACTGAAAGACAGGCTTGCCGAGGCGAACGAAGTCAAGAACTATTGGTTCAACCGGGCACAGCACTCGATTCCAGTGCATCGGCTTTCACCTGTGGAAGAACATAACATGATTGTTCATTTGATTAAAATGGGGGTTTTGTCATGAAAACATCGCTGATAAAAATTCGCACCGCTTTCGGCGTCCATGAAACACAGCTTTCCGACAAGTCGGTTGAGCTGACCGGCCGGAAGGGAACCGGCAAATCATCAGTTCTGGATGCAATCCGCTACGCACTGACAAACCGCTCCGACCGCGATTACATAGTCAAACAGGGTGCAGACGAGGCGGAAATCATCATCGAAACCGACACCGGGCTCCATATTGACCGGAAGCGCAAGGCGTCCATGGATACGTCTCAGCTCGGCTTGAAAGAAAACGGCCTAAATGTGCCCCGCCCGCAGACGTTTCTTGACGACATTATCACGCCGCTTCAGCTCAACCCGGTCGAATTCATCCAGAAGCCAATTGCCGAACAGAACCGGATCATTCTGAATCTCATTGATTACAAGTGGGACATGCAGACAATTCAGAATTGGTTCGGTGAGATTCCGAAAGGTGTCGATTATCACCAGAATATTCTTTCTGTGCTGAATCAGATTCAGGCTGATAACGGCGTTTATTATCAGACCCGGCAGCAGATCAATTCTGAAAAGCTGTTTAAGAAGAAAGCCGCCGAAGATATTGCCGCTTCGATTCCAGAGCATTTTGACGCCGCAAAGTGGGACGCATACGACACCGGGGCGAAATACGCTGAGTTGTCAAAGATTCAGCAGAAAAACGGCGTTATCGAGAGGGCAAAGCGTTTCAAAGAATCCTATGACAATTCTCTCCGCGGGCTGCAGGCGGATCGTGATATTGCAATTTCGAACGCGAAAGAGGCAATTAGCGGGGAGCGTGAAGGGCTTGAAAAAACAATTGAGCGCCTGAAAGCTGAGATTCGCGCCGCAGAGGATAAAATCGCCGGACTCGACGCGAAACAGGCCGATAAGATTGCGGTCGCCGAGGCTGAATTCAAAGAGGCGAAAGCAAAACTGGACGCCGACACTGGAACCGCTGACAAATACGCTGATATGGAGATACAGCCGACCGATGCGCTGCAGGCCGAAATCACCGAAGCCGAGGCCATGAAAAAGCACCTCAACGAATATTACCGTATGACCCGTATGCAACAGGAAGTGGACGACCTCACAGCAAAGTCCGACGCCCTGACCGAAAAGATCGAACTTGCCCGGAAATTGCCGGGGCAAATCCTCAAAGAAGCAAAGATTCCGGTTGAAGGGCTTACGGTCAAGAATGGAATTCCGCTCGTGAATGACCTACCGCTTTCGAATCTGTCCGACGGCGAAAAACTGGATTTGTGCGTTGACGTGGCTATTTCGAACCCGAAGGGCCTGCAGATCATCCTGATCGACGGGGCCGAGCGTCTTGACGATAAGAGCCGAGCAGCGCTGTACGCAAAATGCAAGGCCAAAGGGCTGCAATTTATCGCGACGAGAACGACCAACGACGACGAACTCAAAGTAACCGAACTTTGAAAATAAAGAAAGAAGAAAAATTCCATGGAAGCAAAAAATCAGAAGTCAATCCTTGAAATGGCAAACGGCGCTATTTTGGAGCGTGCTGACTACGAAATGACAAAAATCATTGAGAACATTCAGGACGTCAACACGAGCGCAACGAAAGAGCGCTCTCTTACAATTACCGTTAAATTCAAGCCGGATACCGAACGGCAGCAAATCGGTGTTGAAGTTACTGCAAATCCGCCAAAACTTGCACCGACCAATCCTGTATCTACCGCTCTGTATCTGTCTGGCGAAGGCGACAAAGTACAGGTTGTCGAAATGGTGCCGAACATCCCCGGCCAGCAGACAATTTCCGGCAACGAGCAGGCTGAACCGCCGACGCTCCGCCTGATTAAAAACGCTTAATTTAATTTTGAAAAGGAGATTTTGGGATTATGGATATGACAAGAGATTTTGTTGAAAAGCTTCAGGAAATGGATAACCCGCATGAAATCGACTACAACGGCCGGAAATTCGTTGATAAGCAAATGACGCTGCTCCTTAATGAAGCAACGGCGGCCGCGCTTGCGACTTCAACTCTTTCGTCCATTGTGGACTACATCACTTCGCGCGCAGACGAAAAGTCACTTCCCGCAAGCAAGTTTGTGATCCATGTTTCCGGTTACAACTCCGTTGAGCTTTACAAGGAACTCAATTCGGACAAGCGCCGCGATCATCTGCTTTCCGCCTCGTTTGAGGCTCCTGGATTCCCTTACGGTCGGTTTATGCCGATTGAAAACTTCATCATTGATCTGCAGTCCATGTTTTCTCAGGACGAGAGCACGGCGGCGCTCCTCAAATTTGTTGGCTCCGTGAAAAACGATTCGACCGTGGAACAGCTTGACGATGGTGTCTCGCAGAAAGTGCAGGCGAAGAACGGCATTTCCCTTGCAATGAACGTCAAGGCCCCGAATCCGGTTTATCTGCGCCCGTTCCGTACTTTCGCAGAAATCGACCAGCCGAAGAGTGCGTTTGTTTTCCGGCTCCGCAAGGACGATTCGCAGGGCGTGACGGCAGCACTCTTTGAGGCCGATGGCGCCGCATGGAAGCATGAAGCGATTGACGCGATCCAGACATACCTTATCGACCATCTTGACGGGCAGCCGGTTATCATTCTGGCGTAATTGAATATGTGCATGGCGGCGGGGACAGCACCGCCGCCAAAATTTACGGAGGATATTATGAAAACTCATTGGAAAAAACTCTCAAATCCGGACTATCTCGGCGCGTATGCGCTGGATCCCGGAAAGGATTTGGTCGTAACAATTCAGTCTGTCGGTGAGGAACGTGTCGTCGGCGCCGACGGAAAGAAAGAGGATTGCATCGTGGCTCATTTTAAGGAGTCCGGTGTAAAACCGATGATTCTCAACACAACGAACTGCAAAACGATCGCGAAGATTTATAAAACCCCATACATCGAAGATTGGCGCGGCTGTGCGATTCAGCTCTACACCGCACAGGTTAAGGCGTTCGGGGACGTTGTGGATGCGCTCCGGATCAGGCCATACAAGCCGGACGTTAAGGTACTGGAAAAGCTGGTCTGCGCGGACTGCGGCGCGGAGATTAAAGGGTTTGGCAAGTACGACGCGAAGTATATTGCCGAACGGAATCAGCAGAAATATGGTAAACCACTTTGCGCAGAATGCGCACAGAAGCGGGCCGACAAGGAAAAAGCAGACAAACCGGTTGATCCGCTTGCTGAATCCCCGGAGCAGAATACACCGGCCGGAAAGGACGAAGTCTTATGAATCTTACATCAGAGAATTATTTCAGCCCCGAGGCGCAGCTTGCTTTCATGGGCTCTTCTCAGTTCAAATCGTTCCTCACCTGTCCCGCCGCTGCACTCGCTGAAATCCGTGGCGAGTACCGGCAGGAAGAAACAACTGCTTTGCTTGTCGGCTCCTATGTTGATGCGTATTTTGAGGGAACGCTCGATTTGTTCCGGGCCCAGCACCCTCAGATATTCAGTAAGCGGTCTGGTGAACTGCTTGCGGATTACAAACAGGCCGAATCCATCATACAGCGCATGGAACGTGACGAAATGTACATGCGATATATGTCCGGGCAGAAACAGGTCATTATGACCGGCGAAATTGCAGACGTCCCGTTCAAAATTAAGGTGGATTCATACCATCCGGGCAAATGCATTGTAGATCAGAAGGTCATGAAAGATTTCGAAGATCAGTGGAACCCCGACGAGGGGTGTCGGCAGCCGTACTGGCAGTTTTGGAAATATGACTACCAGGGCGCCATTTACCGCGAAATCGTTCGGCAGAATACCGGCGACACGCTCCCGTTTATGATTGCCGCCGCGACGAAACAGAAAGTTACCCGGCTGCAGATCGGCCAGATTGTTCCGGAACGGCTGGATTACTGTCTTGATATTGTGAAGCATGAAGCACCTCGGTTCGCTGCAATGAAACGCGGTGAGGTTAAGGCAGACCGGTGTGAACAGTGCGATTATTGTGCGGAAACCGCGGTGCTGAGCGAAGTGGTCGAATATATGGAGGCGGGATAATGGAGAAGAAAAATAAATGGTGCCCGCTTCTTAGCATGACACCTAGCAACGCTGACAAACAAAGCGCGGTCTGTTGTGAATCAGAATGCGCATGGTGGTGCGATTGGAGCAGATGCTGTGCGCTAGTTGCAATGCCATCCGAAATATCAGATAGGATACACGATTTAGAAGTAGCAATTGAGAATAGGGGGTAAATGATGCTTAACGTTGCTGTACTTATGGGACGCCTCGTCGCGGACCCGGAGCTACGTCAAACTCCAAATGGCGTTTCCGTTACATCATTCACGCTTGCCGTTGACCGTTCTTATGTCAAGCAGGGCGAGGAACGGGAGTGCGATTTTATTGACGTCGTGGCATGGAGGGGCACCGCTGAATTCGTTTGCAAATACTTCCACAAAGGCCAGCTTGCCGCCGTGCAAGGCAGCATTCAGACCCGCAGCTATACCGATAAGCAGGGCAATAAGCGTAAGGCTTTCGAAATCGTCGCGGATAATGTGCATTTTGCGGAACCAAAGCGTGATAATCAGAATTCTTCCGGCGGTTCCTACCATCCAGCAAGTGGTCCGGCGCCTGATGTGAGTGCTGATGATCCAAAACCGGCATATTCGGCTGGAAACCAGTCAAATGATTTTGAAGAGATTCCTGCCGATGATGATTTACCGTTCTAAAATACATTCTCGCCAGAATGGAGGTGATGCCTGACAATGCCATTTGCATATAAGAAAGAAGACTTTGACACATCCGAGCCTTACAAAAATTTGATGGATATAGACGATCCCTTCGAGCGGCGAATTCAAGAAAAAGAATTGAAAAAATATGCTGCTGATCTGGGAATCTCTGAATTCAGCAGCCTACTCAAAGCTTACAGGGAATCAATTGATCCCAGGAAGCAGGCCCATTTGCACGAAGTAAGGGCAACACGCTTTTCTTCTCAGCCCCTAGAACTCGACTCCGGCGACTGGGACGCGAACGATTTCGGCATATCCAAAGATACTCAGGAAGGGATCATATATGCCTGCCCGAATCCGATTACAATTACCCGACGCATTGTAGACATTGACACCGGCGAGGAAAAGCTCGAACTTGCTTATACCAAAGGCGATAAGAAATGGCGCCGGAGGATCTTCTCCAAAAGCGTCACCTCCAACAGCCGGAAAATCGTGGAGCTGGCGGAATGTGGTATAGCGGTCACGAGCGAAACAGCCAAATATCTGGTGAATTATCTGTTTCAGCTTGAAAACTTGAACCTTGATATTATTCCGGAGATTCAGAGTATCAGCCGACTCGGGATGATTAAGGACGTGGGCTTTTCCCCGTATGTTGACGGTATCGTTTTCGGCGGCGATGATTCTCTGAAAAATGCATACTCTGCCATTGGCACCAAAGGAAACCGGGACGACTGGATAAAGCTAATGCAGGGCTTGCGCAGTACAAGCGTTGAACTCCGCATTCTGTTGGCCGCGTCGTTCGCAAGTGTGTTGGTTTCACCTCTCAACATCAATCCGTTTTTCGTCCATATCTGGTCGGGAGAGTCCGGGTCAGGGAAGACCGTCGCTCTGATGGTAGCAGCTTCCGTGTGGGGCGATCCGCACTGGCAGGGACAGGCATATATCCAAACTTTTAACGCAACACAGGTCGGCCTCGAACGTTCAGCGGCGTTTTTCAATCACTTACCTTACATGATCGATGAGTTGCAGCTCCTGAAGGACCCCCACGGTCGAAATAAATTCGATATTGTCTATCTGCTTTCCGAAGGTCGTGGACGGACGCGGGGCAATAAACTCGGTGGAATTGACCTTACGCCCACCTGGGCGAACTGCATCATTACCACGGGCGAAACACCGCTCACAACGGATAGCAGTGGTGCAGGCGCAATCAACCGGGTTATCAGCATCGAGTGCAGCCCGGAACATCCTATTATCACGAACGGCAACGAGCTTGTCAGTCTGCTTTATAAAAGCTATGGATTTGCCGGGAAAGAGTTTGTAAACATGCTGTATGCGGACGACGGCGGTCTCAACATTCAGATTGCGCAGGACATTTACAATAAGTTTTTCAAAGAGCTGTCGGAGGGCGAGTCAACCGAAAAACAGGCTATGGCCGCATCGGCGGTCCTCACAGGTGACGCCCTGGCAACGAAGTGGATTTTTCACGATGAACAGGCTCTGACAGCAAAGGACATTTCAAAGTTTTTAGCTACAAAAGATGAAGTCAACGTCGGCGAGCGTGGATATCATTTCATCTGCGACTGGGTGGCACAGAATGCCAATAAAATGCGTGAGCAGACCAGCGACGACCGCGGGGAGATTTACGGAATCATTGAGGGCAATGTTGCCTACATAATCGCTTCTGTGTTTGACAATGCCTGCCGGGATGGTGGATTTGATCCGAGGCCGCTTAGAAGCTGGATGTTGAAAAAGAAGCTATTGGCTGCTCAAAGCGGAAAAAATCGCAGTACCTTTGTAAGAAAAATCAATGGCCTAAGTACACGATGCGTCGCAGTGACACTTGAATCCGAAGACAAAATTACCGCTGCTGATGATATTCCATTTTAGAAAAAGTTACCGCGTTACCGCAGTTACCGCATTTTCCGATATACATCCCCATATTTTTAGGACACATTTTTTCAGTTATAAAAAGTGCAATCTCCCTAAAGGGCAAAAGTGGAGATTTCGCGGTAACGCGGTAACCAATAGTTAAAAATCGCATAACGGTGCGGCTTTCAGCGGTTACCACTATGCGGTAACTGTCCGGTAACAACGGTTACAAAACGAGGTAATATGAAAATGAGCGATAAACGGCAAAAGACAATATTTGAACAACTTACTTCTGAAGACATTGAATTGGCCGAATTCCTTTTTTATCTTCAAGTAAAGCTCACGCAGGGAAAGATGCCAGAAAAATATTGGCATTCTCTTTCCGAAACTTTAGACTGGCTGAACGAACCGTTCGACCTTAAAAATCCATTTGATGGGATTGGTGTTTGATGCAAGAATTAATATTACGTCCCTATCAGTCAGACGCCCTCAAACGTACCCGTCAGGCATTTCGAGCAGGATTTCACCGCCCGCTTGTCGTTCTTCCATGTGGGGCCGGTAAAACGGTTCTGTTCGCTTACATGGCCGAGCAATCACAGGCCCGCGGGAAAACAGTTTGGTTTCTGGTGCATCGGCGCGAATTGCTTGACCAGACCATAGCAACCTTCCACAGATTCGACATCCCGCTCCAAACGATCCATATCGGCATGATTGCCACCTATGCAAATCATCCGGAACGATATCCGAAACCGGATTTCATCATATTCGATGAAGCACACTTTTCCATGGCGGCCACATGGCAGAAATTGATTGACCGTTTCCCAAATGCATACATCGTGGGCCTGACCGCTACGCCGTGCCGCCTCGATGGGAAACCACTTGGCGCAACCTATGACACAATGGTCGTCGGGATCACGACGCACGAACTGATTCAGCAGGGTTACCTGTGCCCGTATCGTTACTTCGCCCCGTCCGTTGCCGATTTGTCCGGGCTGAAACGCAAAGGATCTGATTTTGACCCGGACAGTGCGTCCGAGCTTCTCATGCAGCGGGCCGTATATGGCGACGTGATTCAGAATTACCGGAAATATGCTGACGGCTTGCAAACGATCTGCTACTGTTCATCAATCAAGCATTCTCAGGCCATGGCAGAGGAATTTCAAAAAGCCGGGATTCGTGCGGTCCATTTCGATGGCAACACGCCTGCAGTGGAACGGACCCGTATCGTGCAGGATTTCAGAAACAAGAAAATCCAGATCCTTTGCAACGTTGATTTAATCAGCGTCGGCTTCGACGTACCTGACTGCTGGTGCTGCATTTTACTCCGACCGACAATGTCAACCGCACTCCATATTCAGCAAGCAGGGCGGGCTCTCAGACCGCAGCCGGGAAAGACTGCAATCATACTCGATCACGTCGGAAACTATACCCGGCATGGGTTGCCTGATGATCCGCGGGAATGGTCGCTTGATTCCACGTTGAAACCACCGCAGCAGTACAAATCCGACGGCACACTCGCCGTTAGGCAATGCCCTGAATGTTTCTTTACGTTTCCGTCTGGACCGGACAAATGCCCGAACTGCGGCGCCGAGATCAAAAAGACCCGGCAGGAAATCAAAAACATCAAGAAAATCCATCTGGAAGAAGTTAAACAGGAGCGCCGGCAGAAAGCCGCTGCAGCCGTCGAAGGTAAGGCCGCATCAGATTGCCGGAACTTAACCGAATTGCAAGCCTATGCGAAGCAGCACGGCTATAAAAGCGGGTGGGCTTGGCATCAGGCAAAGGAGAGAGGAATGATCCGGGCATGAAACAGAAGCTCTATATTTCAAAATCTTCCGACCGTGAAACAGTTATCACGATCCTTGCCATGAACGGCTACACGGTCCGGCAGGGAAAGGAGAAGGACGGCAGCAGAACGGTTTATTTCATCGAATACTGGGCAGGTGACGCAGATGCTTGAATCCAAAATACAGAATCAGATCCGTTGCGCTTTATCTCAGCATGGCATTGCGTTCCGTACAAACTCAGGCGACTTCTGGCAGGGCAAGCAGGTTTATTCGAAGGAATTCAAGCAGCCTGTTTTAATCAATCTGCGCCGCATTCAGGGACTTCCGAAAGGCTTTTCTGATCTGCTTTTCGTCGGGCCGAATAGAAACACGGCATTCATCGAAACAAAGAATGAAGTCGGGCGCCTCAGACCGGACCAGAAGAATTTCCTCGAGCGTATGCGCTCCATGGGATACCCGGCAGGAGTCGCCCGGTCTGATGAGGAAGCGGTGAGACTTATTGAATCCGGCCGAAAATAATATGAACACCGAACAGATTGAAATCCACGCTATGCACAACGATCCGCTTCCGGCCGGTCTGGAATTGCCCGAGCAGCTTTTATTCATGGCGTTCCGTGCGCTACATCAATCGGTTCGATTCGGTCAGGTGACACGGGAGCAGGCACATAACGAGAAACTGCAACTGCTGGATCAGTTTACGGACTGGATGAGGTGGGATGGAATTTATCAGGACACTTGCAAAATGCGGGTTGAGCTGGGCGGTCTGGCGAAGGAAATGACCGTGTCAGACTGCCCGACCTGCAGACAGGCTATAAAAATTATTGACAGGAGGAAAGTTTAATGAAAGGATACCGCGTAAAAACTGGCGACGGGCATGGGTATTATGGCCTAGAAGACGAATATTCCAAAGCAAAGAGTCTGCTTTCAGTATGTCAAAAGCACGACCCTAAAGCGAGCATAGAGTCGTATGAATACGAAAGCCAATCTGAAAAGATCCATCGGCTTGAAGCCGAAAACGTCACGCTGAAAAAGCAGATCAGCCTGATGGCAAAGTACATCGTTGAGTTTGGAAATCTTGACATGAATCTTTGCGATGAAATCCCTGACAAAATCCACCTGAAATATCAGCCGAAGAACGATGGCAATTATGAAAATGAATCTTGCATTCAATGCGTGCAAGAACATTTCAGGCAGCAGGCCGAGCAGACGCACGGGGAGGCGGAAAAGCCGAGTTGTACCAATTGTCAAAAGCTGTTTGGTTGCCGTCACCGTGAATTTGAGCCGAACGATTATGAACCATGCGCGGAATATGAACCGCCGGAGGCCAACCATGCCTGACCGTATAACCGTCCGCTGCTCCGACGGCATCACCCGAACCGGCACAGTGGCCTACATACACCCGGATCAGATTTTCGTCGTCGTGCAGTTCGAATTTTTCAAAGAATCGTTTCTGCTGCATCGGCACGACCGCGAATGTCAGTCTCTCGACCATTTCCGCCCCGAAGCATTCTGCAGAACCTATACGCCCGAGGAAGATGCGGAAATCATGAAATCTGCCGATCTCACCGAAACGGCACGCAAACTCGGGCGTACTGAATGCGGAGTTACGGCACGACAAACAGCTCTGAAAAACATTTCACACCGGCACAGGTTCACAGCGGAGGAAGACTGCGCCGTTATGGAATCGGGCAATCTCTACCAGACCGCGAAGAAGCTCCACCGAACTGAGGGAACGCTGTCACAGCGTCGGAAAACACTGAGGAGGCGAATGCAGAGTGCACAGAAGTAAATTCATGATCGTGTCGTACATAATTTTCAGTGTTGGGATCATCCTTTGCGGAATCATCGAATTTTTCAGACAAAGCTATGTGAGTCCGCTTGCCTATGGTTTTACCCTTTGCACGTTTGGAAGTGTTGTACTTACTCTGATTGGAGACGAAAACAATGACTCGCACCGACCTTGAAAAATATCACGACATTGTCGTCCGCCTGAATATTTTGCAGACTACCGTCGTCACTGATTCCGTTGTTGGATCCTCACCCGATTACCCGTATGTGGCACACTCGGTCACAATCCATGGTATCCGCAAAGACGATGCAGCCGTCAAAGAAGTAAACCAACTTACTCAAAAGAAAGCCGCGCTGGACGCTTACATAGACGGAATTGAGGACGAACGAGTCAAAACCATTGTGGAGCTGCGAATCCGGAAAAGCCTGTCATGGGTTCAGATCGGGCAACGAATGAGCGAATCACCCGACGCGGTGCGAATGCAATATACCCGAATGTTTGAAAAATAATTATGCTTTGTTCGTTCTGTTCGGTTCGTTCGTATTATACTAAAAATGGAAGATTGAGTATAAGGGAACCCATTGACAATCTTCTCCCTCCTGATTGTGCCCCGCGGTGATGCGGATTGCTGCGGGGCACGGTTTATATGTCAGTTCATAGGCAACCGCCGAGATGTTCCGGGGCGGAACCGGGTGCTGACACAACAGCCGGAATTATTCGGCACTATGGCGGGCCGCCCGTTTGAGCAGCGGTCAACAATGCCGCCCGCCGATTGATTATTCAGGACGACCTTCGGGCCGTTCTTTTTATATGCCTAAACCAGAGGTGATATTTTGCCCCAACGTATAGAACGCCCTTGCCGCGCTTACCTTTGCCCAAATACTACAAGCAATCCAAACGGCTATTGTGATGAACATCAGACGCAGGCACGGGAGCGTCGAGGCAATGCAAGAGAGCGTGGGTACACTTATGACTGGGAAAAAGCAAGCAAAGCATTTTTGAGAGAACATCCGTTATGCGTTGAATGCTTAAAAGAAAATAGGCTGATGCCTGCCGAGGTTGTCGACCATATCATTCCGCACAGAGGAAACAAAAAACTGTTTTGGGATAAATCAAATTGGCAACCGTTATGTAAACATCATCATGACCAGAAGACTGCGAGAGGATTGTAACATGGAAATAAAAGAAATACCCGAATATCCGGGCTTCTACGCTACGGATACGGGAATAATATTATCTATGAGGTCGGGGAGAAAAAGGATATTATCTCAGACCTTACACAAAGGATATTATCGGGTGCACATAAAAGCCTTGAAAAACATTTGGATAAGAGTACCAGTTCATCAGCTGGTGCTCTTTGCTTTTTATGGGCCAAAGCCTTTTGCTAACGCGGTGTGTCGTCATCTAAATGGAAACCCGACTGACAACCGCTCGGACAACCTCAAATGGGGAACGGCGAAAGAGAATGTACATGATTCTATAAGTCAAGGCACTGCCGCCTGCTTGCGGCACGGAGAGACTGCCATAGCAAGTAAGCTTACAGAAAGGCAAGTGCTTGAAATTGAACGAAGAGCAAAGCACGGAGAATTAGAACGCGATCTTGCTGCTGAATTTGGAATTGACCAAAAGCATGTAAGTGAAATAAAACTTCATCAGACATGGAAGCGACTATGGGTAGGGGGATGCAAAATCGCTACAGCTTAGTCAGAGTGGACCGTCGTGCAACTCCCCGCAAAACTTTTTCCCAAAATCAATAAATCCCGGAAATGGAGGTGCCCAGACAATGGCAAGACCCTCAAAACCGGTGCTTACCGTACAGGGGCACCGCACAAAAGATGAACTTGCCGCCCGGCGAAATGCTGAGGCGGCAATGTTGACTCACGTTCCCATGAAAACGCAATTTCCGAAGCAAGGGCACAAAGCGGCAGCAAAGGAATTTAAACGAATCAAAGCGCTGCTTGCCTCCATCGGAAAAGATGATGCCCTTTATGAACAGATCATCAACACCCATTGCCTGCTTGTGGAAGAGTGCGAGCAGATTCAGGACGTTCGGAATCAGTTCATCGGCTCAAAAGAAGAATTACAGGCCGATTATCGAGCCGGTCTCACCGGTAATCCTGAAAAAGATGGTATTGCCGCGGCGGAATATTACCGTCTGCTGGCGAAGTTGTCCGACAACATCATCAGCTGCGATAAACAGCTCATGTCAAAGCGAAAAATGCTGCTCGATATTGACAAGGAAAATGTCATGACGGTGCAGTCGGCTCTCCGGTCTATCCCGAAAAAGCCGGAGGAAAAGAAGAAAACGGGTATGGCCGCATTTATGGAGCATAGAGCGGGTGGAGGTTAATGTACGATGAAGCACGAGCCAACGAGCCAGTAAATTTTATACAGTACCTGCATCTGACGGATGACTTTTACGGACAGCCGTTTGTGCTGCAACCTTGGGAAACAGAAATTATCCGAGACGTGTATGGGACGCTGAATAATCGCGGATACCGGCAATACAGTTACGCTTATCTGGAAATTCCGAAAAAGAACGGCAAGACAACGCTGATTGCCGGTCTTGGCTTGTACCACCTCATGTGTGACGGCCCGGGTGGTCAGATATACTGCTGTGCTGCCGACCGGGAACAAGCGTCGCTCTCCTATAACGCTATGCTGCAGATGATTGACCAGGACGAAGATCTGCAGGCTACGTTGAAAGTCAAGGACAGCGCGAAGTATATCGAGAATACAGAGACAAAGACGTTTTTGAAGGTGCTTTCCGCCGAGGCGTATACGAAGCACGGCCTGAACCCGACAGTCGTCATATTCGACGAACTCCATGCGCAGCCGAACCGCGACCTGTGGGACGTTATGACGTTCGGCGCCGGTGCGGCCCGT